GTAAACAATAAACAATAAGTAACAAATCTCACAAGATCTGTTGAAACCGGGCCAACCGTGATGTTTGGAGTTTAGGGAAGTTTCAAACCTAAACATTACAAGCCTATTAATTCAACTAAGAGCTATTGGGATCTATTCCATCATAGCCGGTCTCTCACTAAGACCCGCACAAATGAAGTGTCCTCCAATATATTTACGTTCTAAAGCGTCGTAATCTACTATAACTGGCTGCATGAGCCCATTGTTTGTTCGATTAACTGCTTTAATACGGCCATTAATTTCATTAACTAGCTTACTGAAGTATTGTTTTCCGTGCATATAACTTTCTTGAAGTGCTGTTTCACAATTGACTTTCGTCGCTTCAATGTTGTCATCGCTTTTATGTATCCATTGTATGATGTTTTCTACAATATCGGATCTTAGTGGGGCAAGTATTTTATCTCCGTCTCTAACAAAGTTTCTCTTCAAGAAGAAAATCTCTGCAGGCTCTTTCAAATCAAAAGTCACTGACACCTTGTCTCCTGGTGTTATATTCATTCCTAATTCTTCCATGTAAGGGGCAATCACATTACCGTTGAATGGCAGTACATATTCTTTGTCACATGCCATGATAATGTCATCTCCATAGACACAAATAGCTACATTCTCTCTCATTTCTGTTAAAGAAGTTTCTATTTCATTGTCTCTATGATATTTAAGCCATACATAAACCATTAATAAATCATGAATAACACAATTTAGCTCTGCTGTTATTGCGCAGCCGCTACACTGTCCTTGACTTTTGAGGAACATTCTGTCTTTTACAATGATGAAAGTATGAACCAACGTGTACAGTAATGTACGCCGTACTGTTGCATTCGTTTCTCCATCATCATACCAATTACTAACTATTTCTGCTACTTTCATGACCAACTCCGGATGGAGGTGTTGATCCCAATTTGCGTAGTCGAAATCTTCCCATAATGGGCTTTTAGCCATCAACTTGTGGTATAATCGTTTCCAATCCTTTGCGGGATCTACTCCGACACAAGAAGACACTGCTCCTGCTTTCAGTTTTAGAGCTGATGTAAACGCTCCAAAATACTTGCGAATTAAAAGGTTATAATGTAAAGGTAAACAAATAAACGCTCTGGTTTTACCCTTTGCAATCTTATCTAACGGTCTCGTTTCATCTTTTAGACACGCATATGCTAAGAAAAGTGGATTATCTCCATTTCTTAACTCGTGTTCAGCTTGTTCCAACCCACGCGCTAGATTTGATTTCATTTGATACGCTTTACCATATCCTTCTGGTGCTTCTATCTCTTCGAACCATTCGTATTTGCCACCAATTGTTGTTTGCTTTCTTTCCAGCACAAATGGGTACCCTGGTGAAGTTTTCATGTCTATTCGTAAGAAAACTCCAGGTACACCATTTATAGCCTCGAAATCAGTTAGAATTCTTCTAGGTATGCCTCGCAAATCGAGCATAACATCGTACTCAACAGTGAGCCATTCAGCCGCTTTGTCAAGTAATCCTGTGTCTAAACTTCCAATTGGATGATCAAATCCTTCGATTGCTCTAAAGATAATTGATTTTCCTATAAGATCTTTGTACATTCTATCATCATTATCATTTAAAACAGATGGTTCTTGTGTTCTTTTACTGATGTCATGAACCATACTTTCAGTTATCTTCGATACATTTTGCTGTTTTATTTGTTTAGTTTTTGGCACTGTACCTAAATATGTTAAACTATTGTTCTTCAAATTTGGCGGCACTTTGTTATCTAATATCAAACTTGTTCCTTCGACTGCTTTATCAATATCACTAAAAATGGTGTTAACCTTCAATTTTGATAAAGCCTTGTTGAGTTGATCCTGAGTTACTGGTTTGTAATATCCATGTTGATCAATTCCATCGTTATTTCTACATGTTTGTATTCCGATAATTTTGTGTTTTTGTGCGTTGTTTAAACTAAACAAAACAGATCCGGACATTCCAAATGTTACAGGACAATTAGTTTCGTAATTATCTAGTGTTGAATATGTTTCTTCGCCCATGGAGTAATTAGCTTTTACTAATGTTGGTTTAGCTATTACATTGTTGTAAACCATAGGTGTTGGATCTGCTGTGATGACGATGCTCTTCTGGTACTGTGGCATTACTTCATTATTCGGGAAATGTTTTATAATGTTCTTCGAAGCTGGTAAGCTTGTGTCGCAATTATAAACCGCTAGATCTGTATTTGGAATACGTTCTAGTCTATTTCGAGAAAAAATCTGTGATACCTCGTGATTTTTACCTACAAGATCGTTATAAAAAATTTTAAATTGAGAACCTTCTTCAATCATGTTAAAGAAGTGGTGATTTGACAAAATTGCTTCTCCTGCTATTCTTAAACCGGTGTTAATCTGTGTTTTTGATGCTAATCTACATATAGCTCCGCGCTTTATTATCAGGTCTTTCGCAATATTTGCTGCATTTTGACAATATGAAT